TAGGCTGTGTATTTTACACCCGACATTTTTGCCAAATGAAGAATAACAATTGAATCCTTTCCGCCTGAAAAAGCAAGATGATAACCTTCTGCAGGTTCGTTTTGCTGCAAGATTTCAATGCTGGATTGTATTTTTTCTTTGAGGTTCATTGGGTTAAAATTGTCCGTCAAATTATTTGTTAATGGAAAGTGTCCGTAAAAATGCGCGGTTGCGTATCAAACGCCACTGGTGTGTGAAATGGTTTGCTTTGTAAAATGCATCGGCAAAGCCCATCGGAGTGGCGCTGCGCAGTGTTTTTGTTTTTTCTGATTTGCCGCCAAGCTTCGCCCACTGATACGAACCGCGCTTGCCATCTTTGGTGGTAAACATTATCGGCTCAACAATGTTGGATGGTGCAGGCTTTACAAATCGGCCCCACAATCCCGTTTTTTTGGTGTAGGCATCGCCAAACCAATAGGGCTGAAAATACCATGGCTTGCCAAGCATCGGAAAAAACTTGTTTATTCTGCCCACAGGGTTTTCCATGGCCCAAAACCAAGGGCGGCACAAATCGACTATTCGCAGCGTTTGGAGCACGTATTCGACGCTGATGGCAGTTTGTCCGGCTTTGTCTTTTTCAGGCCACCACTGAGCACCACTGGCCGCAAAGTCGGTGCATGGTGGAGCGGCAATAATTCCATCAACAGTGCCGAAATTGTCAAAAATATATTCGTAGAAATAATCGGCCGAAGCATCGTTGATATCCGAAAACAGTTCGCAATAATCTGCCTGGTGTTTTATGTCCCACAGTATCACATTCCACCCATGCTCAGCATACGGCAGCGCCCAATTTCCAGTGTAATCGAAAAGTGAAAGTAGTGTTGGCATAGCATTACATATCAAGTGGATCCTTTACTGATAAATCTTCGTCGGTTTTTGGTGTTGGCTGTGGCGTTGCTTTTCGGCCTGTTTCGATGTAGAATACTTCGTGGGTCATTCCTTCTATTTTGCGAATGATTTTGTGCAGCTCTTTGTCGGTGCACATTTCGTCGGGATTAAGTTCCCAGCCTTTGTATTTGCATAATGCGGTCAATTTATCCTTGAAGTTTTTGGGCGTAGTGTACTTATCGTTGTACTCACCTTTATAGGCTTCGAATAGGTCTCTGCGCTTAATTTCACAGTCAACGTGTCCGCTTGGATCGAACAAATCTTCGGTAATTGAAAAATATGTATTGGCCCAATCGAGGAAGTTTTCGCCAATTTGCTGGCGTAAAATTCGACGTTCGATATTTTCCATTGGGGGATCGAGTTTTATGGCAGGTTTTGCATCTTGCAATGCCATGAAAAAATGAGTGCATTGCATTAGGAAATTGCTCAGCTGGTTCATTTCGTCCGGAGTATAATCGATGATTAGATTTTTGCCAAACTCGGCCGACGGAATAGAGTCCTCAGAATACACTTTATTGTCGCACTTATGATAGTAGTCGGAAAACACTCCGTAAATCAATCTCCGCTCAACTGAGGGGTTAATTTTGCGCAACATGTAGTTGCTTGCAAATGCAATTTTAGGACTGTCTTTATATGGAATGGAAAAAGAAAGATTGTGTTTCGGATTTACGGTGAAATCGCCGGTAATGAAGTTGAAAAAGAAATCGAAATCGGTGTCGCTGGTGCAATCATCAATTAATACGTAATCGGTGTTTTCGTTTACCCGGTCGAACAAGTGGCTGTTTTTGGTTAAGTCTTTATCGCGACCGTTAAGCACAACCCAGGTCATATAATACGAAGGTATTTTTAAGAAAAGACTTTTGCCCGAACCGCCATTTGCTTCGCCAACTGAACCATCGCGCGAATCGACGGCAAATGGACTCCACGAGGCGCTTGCATTCTTGTATCGGTGCATTATATATCCAAGTATGAAACACTTGTTCAGAAAATGCTGCTCTTGAATTTTGCGCTGATCGTCGGTGATGGTACCATCTTTCTCTTTGCGCCAAAAAACGCGCGAAGTATTCATTATAAACTTGACCATGGAAAACGACTCGTTGATTGAATCGAGAACAATTTTGTTGTTTTCATCTTTGTGCCAGGTAAAAAATGGCTCGAGTTTTTTGAAATCGTGGTCTAAAATTTCATCTTGCCACACGTAGCTGCTTCCTGCAGTAGCTGATTCAATTTCAGTTTTTGTTACCCGAACTGTTTCGTTTCTAAAATAAAACATCTGATGATGCTTGTCGTGGTCGGTGAAATCGAATTCAGCAACATCGAGGTTTCCGTTCAAGCTGGCTTCGTTGAGCTGCGTGGTACGATAGAATACATTGCGGAGCTTTGCTCCATAGCCGTTTTGTTTGAGCCATTCGTGAATGAACGATTTTATTTCAACCGGCTTAATTTCTTTTACAATGTTTTTTTCTACCCGGACGAAGGTAAAACCCGATTTTTCGTTTTTCTTTTCAACGCGGTGAAAGCCGTTGGCGTACATAAATTCGTAGCATTGAGCGTTGTTGATTGCATACTCAATTTTATTAATCTTTTTCTTTTTGTTGTACTCAACAATTTCGTCCCATGGCTTGAATGTGATTGAACTTGCAATAACTCTTTCGAGTGCCCAATCGGAAAAGTGCCACTGATGATCGGTAACATCTTTGCATGTGTTTCCGCGAAAATCGGTGAAGTTTTTTAGCTCACTTGGAAGCCAGGCTGTAGCAATATCAAGATATTTCAAACCCAATTCACGGGCTTTTTTTATTCCGGTTTCATCGATATCGGGCAGATTGACCAATCGGTTGCAGTACTTCTTAATTTCTTTGTACTGATCGGGCAGAAGCATTGCCGTTTCCGAATTTTTCCAAACAGGAGCAAAGCCGGCCGCTAAAATATTGAGCGCGTCGCGTTCGCCTGAGGCTAAAACAATTTCGGGCAACAATGGTGCGGCATCTCTTTCTTCGTCTTCTTCTTCGTTCACGTCTTCAACAACGCTGCGTGGGTTCATGCGCTCCTGATTGCGCTGGTATTCGCGGCACATGCGTTTCACATTTTCCATTCCGTAGATAAAATCTTTTGGCTTCTTTCCAATGTAAATGAACCGGTGTTTTTTATCCTGTTCTTTTGGCTTGTACAGCTTTTTGAATTCTCCCCAATCGAAAAGGAACTGCGGATATGCATCTGTTGAAATGAAAATGTGTGCTTTGCGATTTTTGATATACGTGTATTGTTCAATTGCATAGCAATTCAAATGTTTGCAATGCGATTCTTTCACACGCTTTCCGAGTACTTTCAGCTCAGCTTCCGAAATTTCTTCGCGAAGCTTCCAAAAATATTCACCGTCGGGCTCTTCGGCAGTTGCATCTCTTTGTTCGTAGAGAAAAGATGTTGCTTGTGTGCCATCGGTTCCAACAACATTGTGCCGTTTTCCGAGCAGCTGCAGCAGTTCGCCAAAGTTTTTGCATTCGGGTTCGCGTTTCATTGCCACAGCAAATGCATCAACTTCTTTCTGATCGTCGCCGAAATTGCAAACTCGATAGATTCCATTTCTCAAACGAATGGAAGTTGAAGGAGTTTTTTCCTTGTGAATGCTAAATTTTGTTTTATTAGCTGCGGCTTCTCTTGCTTCGGGAAAATAGTAGCAAATGATATCCAAACCATCATTGGTTGCGGCTAAAATGTCTTCTTTCTTGTATAGTGGCATGGAATTATTTTTGAGCGTTTATTCTAATAATTATAGCAACGAGGAAAGCCCAGAAAATGAAAAGGCAGAAAACCAAATCCATAGGGCTAAGATAAATGCCATGTTTTTCGGCATTCACATGATGAACAAAAGTGAGGGTTTGCTCTTGTCCTTTGTGCTGGGAGTAAAAGGGTTTGATTTCGTTCATGCTGTTTTACTCCATTCATCAAATTCCTTCAATATTTCTTCTGCTGTTTTGCCGGTTAGGTGTGTAATAAAAGAGAGTCCAATTACTCGGGGCAGGTGTATGGGCTTCTTTTCGGGTTGCTCAAGCGCTACTTTGTAACGGCGAAACATGAAAACAGCCTTGATAGCGCATTGATTCAGATATTCTGAACTTTCGTTGTTGTAGCCGAAATATTTGGCAAAAGCGGTACTCGATTTAATTTTTTCGCGCATCGCTTGTAGGGCTTGCGAGTAGTTGCCCGAGTTGGCAACTACTTCGGCTTGATCAACAATGGTTGTTTTTAGGAGTGTGGCGGTGGTGCTCATTTTCCCCTCCTTTCGTCGGCTTTCATAATTTCCAACATTTCAGCTTCGGTTGGATTGCGCTGATCGCCACACATACTACACTCCATTTTAGTAAACTGAACTGGATGGGTTGTAGTTGGCTTGTAATCATGCTTTCCATCGTTTAAACAATCGGCTTTAATGCCTTCGTACAAATACATGATTGTTGTATAAAACACGAAACTTTTTCCGCAATCGCAGCACTCCATTTGATGTTTAGTATCTTCTTCGTAGTTTTCGCCATCATCGTGGTTTACATCTTGCGGTTTTCCGCAGTATGGGCAATTTAGATTTCTCATTTTTGCCTCCTTTCATTCCATTGCTTGCGTATTGCTGCAATTTCGGATTGGTCGGTTATTCGTTCGAAAGAAATTACCCATACCCATGGGTTTGAGTTCCATGAATTGAATTCATTAATTGAATCCCACATTCTTGAGAAAAGACGTACTTCATATTCTGCAGAAGGACTATTTGAACTTTGAAGTGATTCATGGTATTTTCTAAATTCATATTTTCTTACAAAAAGTAACCACGAAAAAATACCCTCTTTACTTGCTTCGTCTTTAGAAATATGTTGCAGCCTTTCCACCCGAATTTCTTTCACCCGCAGAAAAATGCGACATACATCGAATGGCATGTGAATGGATGGTTTCCAGCTTAGAGTTTCATATGGAATTCTTTTGCCATCGAGGTCAAACCAATTTGAAGTATTAAAAATTTGTGCTTTATGCAATATTATGTCCTTCCAGTCAGTAAAACTCTCTCTCACCCAAAGCACGTCGCCTGGTTGGCCGTATGGGCATTTTATGAAAGAATCAGTGTGATGTTGTTCGCTCGAAAACTCAATCAATCCATCAGAAAGCAATTTGCCACTACAAAGCCAGTTGTCTTGATCTTCGTTTATTACATCAAGACATTTCGTGCGCCGCGTCATGCTTTTATTGTTGCTCAAAATGGCTTTTACCATTGGCGTTGAGAATAGCATTGGGATGATTTTCATTGGTTGCCTCCTTTCGGGAATTCAAAAAGTTGTTTGCCATCGAGTAGGTGGCCAGCGGCTTTGCGGCCGACTTTTACAACTGTTTGTCCATCATCAAAACGGTTACAGTTATTTCCGCTCCATTTCTGACCAATTGTTTTACCGTTAGCCGCTAATTCTTCGCTTCTTTCTCCACAGTTATATGAAGGTAACCACTCTCCCCACTGCTTAAAAAAGAACGGCACTTGTGCAGCTTGGCACTGGTCGCGCAATGAACGCGCCCATTCGGGATGCAATGGGCGGGCTTTTGGTCCGCTTTCGCCGCCGCAGATTACCCAATCGAGTTTGTGTGAATCTCCATCTGAAAATACTGTACCGGTTAAAGTATCATAAACAAACTCCCCATAGCCATCAGGCATTCTGAAAATAATACTTTTCAAATCTACAGGCCACAGCATTGGCTCAATTGAAACGAAATGGTTTGTAACTGGAATTTGCATCAGAATTGGAATGCGCTCGTTTGCTGTTTTTTGGTTTTCAGCTGTTACACCCCACAATATATTTGATTTAGGGGATCCTACTAGTTCTTCATAGTCGACACCAGCTTCTTTTGCACATTCTTCAATATACTTCCGAATATTTTCAGGACGCTTTGTTAGAATGATATAAATGTGTTGTGGTGCACGATATATCTCATCAAACACAGCATCTAATTCCAACGAACTTACATTTTCGTGAAACAAATCGCCCATCGAGCAAACGAAGATCATGCGTGGTTTTTTCCACTGCGATGGTTTATCGAGTTGACTATTTACAATGCATGTTTTGCCGTTCCAATGGCCATTGTCTGTTACATGGCGGTATGCATCGTAGGTCATTTGTGCAAGTCCGTTGCCTTGCATCGAAG